CTTAGGCTGCATCATTGCCTGGCCAGCACCAAAGCGCGCATCGTCTTCTGCCAATTTATGACGAGGGAACTTTTGCGAGAACAGTTGACGCTGACGGAAGCGAATGCGCTCCAGTGTTTCTGGCACTTGAATATCAAGGTAAGAGTCATCCGGAAGATCTGATGAGTTCACCTGATAAGTGGTTGCTTGACGTTCAATCATCACCGAACCATCAGAGGCAACCTTGTAAGTCGCGATGCCATCATAGAGCAACAGGTTACGTTCGTTGTCTGTCCAGCGAATTGATTTCTCTGGTGCCATGATGCCGATCAGCTTCAATGTTTGCAGTGGCCGCGCAGGATCATTGGCAAGATTGAATGCGCCCGTTACCGCATTGACCGAAGCCCAAATGTACGGTGGTTGTGGTGCAACATTAGTGCCCATGATCGTAACGTGCGGATTGTTACGGCTATCACCCAACGTAACCGCTGATGCATGGTTGCCACGGTGCGCTGCAAATGCACGACAACCAATCTGGCGCATTGGGCCAAAGCGATCATCAAGCTCTGTTTCCAGTAGCACCAAGTTGGCAGCATCGGTGAACGGCATAACCATCCAGTTGTACCATTCATCGGCCATTGCCGCGATAGCGGTAGACACATCAGGGTTTGCAGTACCACCACTTTGCGCAACGATAGCAACACCAACACCGGCTGGTGTTTCTTCATCGTAGTAATTCATGCGCACATCGATGTCGTTACCTGTTTCGCCTTTCCATTTGCTGGTGAGTGTTACCACACCAAGCAATACCGTTGCGGTAACTGGTAGCGATGTATCCAGGTTAATTGCTGCATTCGCTGCTGCAGCAATAACGGTATCAGCGTCACCAGAGGCAACCGCAACTTGAACGCGTTTACCGGCAATGTAAATGTTAAGCGTACCTGCTTCGGTTGATGGGCCAGTGAAAGTGATTGTGCCGGAAGCTTCTGCACCTGCACCGTTTTCATCTAACGCGATAGCCCAAACATCAAAGAATTGTTGTGCTTCTTTAATGGCTTTGATTTGTTCGGCCAACATAGAACCACGACCAAAGAACGTTTCAGCCTGTTCTCCAGATGTCACTTGTGTTGGTACGCCTTCGGCAACGGTGCCAGTAGAAAGGCGCTGGCCCATTACAAGCAGTTTAAAGTTTGGCAGCGCGTTATTGGCCAGCGAGTTATCGAACTCGATGTAAACGCCAGGAATACGCAAGGCCGCTGGAATTAAATTAAAGCTAATAGGCATGACTTATTTCTCCTTGTTCGTAGCTTGATTCGCAGATGGCAGGCGCTTCATTACAACCACGCTCTTGTCATTAATGCGACGCAGCCAATAAGGGCTGTTCTTTACTTCACCGCCATCATCCGGCAAGAACTCACGTGCCTTACCTTCAAGATGAATTTTTTGACCAGCAACCGCCGGCTTTACAATTATTGTTCCTTTGTTCATTTGCTTACCCCTTTGGTTGTTCATCTAAATCTAATGAGTCTGATGCGACTGGCGCACCGTCTGCAATTGTGTGCGTCATATCGACGCCATCAAGATCGCCTATCTCGATAGTTGTTACATCTACGCCGGCGACAGGATTATTGCTCCACTCTGTTTCACCAACGGCAAGGCCTACTTCAAATTCAACTGACCAAACCAGATAACCTTCCAGGTCGGGATTCAGTGAATCATCGCCAATGCGAATTATTTCTACTTTTGAGCGAACCGCATCAACGCCAAAATCTTCTTCCTGCCAAACACGCGCGGCCACTTTCATTGCCAGGTTCCGCACAACCAGCTCTGCATCAACCGTCGTATGATCGATGATGCAATACACAATGAACCGCGCCGCAATACCAAATTCATCCACACCAAAGTTTTCTGGCTCAATTTCATCCAGCTCAACTAAAGCTGCAGGGATATCTATTTTTCGCGTCAGCTTCGGATATGTCGCACAAGTAACACCTGGTAAGTCCGGTGTTAATCTGTCAACAATCGCTGTGTGAATCGCGCTAAGCATTGGCTTTTACAAATACCTCATATTTCAATTCGCGTTTAAATATTTCAAAAAACCGTTCCTGAATTCTGCCAAACCACTTATCAATGATGGCCGTTACTGACTGTGTGTTTATATCCAGCTCTACTTCGCGAATCGGTTCACGCTTAACGTTCTTTCCTGCGTAACTACCCGACTTCATGGTTCGCTTCTTTTCGCCAGTACGTTCAAATATTCCTGTGTGTGCATTGCTGGTCGCGGTTACAAACGCGCCCTTAAAAGTATGCCGACCTGCACGGACGCCTTTTTTAAGCTGGCGAACCTTGCCGAGTCGCTTGGCTTTGATGGCATTCAAACCTGCATAAATTCTTGCTCTCGCTTTGCGTCGCGTTGCTTTAAACCCACGAACGCGCTGCTTAATTAATTTGGCCGGTATCTTCACTTCTTTACCAACCTCGCGGGCTATTTTTCCTACGCCCCATTTAATCGACTTATTTAATGCTCGCGTTTCAGCGCGTCGCATTTGCTTGATGTTTGCACCAAAGGCATCTGCCAATCGGATAACACCAGCTGTGTCGATATCAAAATTCATGACTTAAAGCCAAGCCCAACTGCAGCCGCAACAATGCTGCCAATGATTGCCAAACCAAGGAACGCCTTCCAAAATAAGTTCCGTGCATTTGTATAAGTGGTAACCAAATCATGCATTGTGCGTATCTGATCATCATCAAACCCGCGCCAACGCGAATGGTCTTTATAATGCGATTCTGGATCTATCCAGAAATCATGTTTTTGTTCGTGAACAACGTCCATTAATTTTTCAGCCAGTTCTTGCACATCTTTATCAGATAACATCCTTGAGTCATCACCACTCATGAACTGCTCCTTAGCTATCTGGCCGCAGTGCTAACGTGGTAATACCGTTAACTGCTGGCGGATTACGAATGACGGTATAAACAACACCGTCCTTTGTGATCTTGCTCGTTCCCTCTATCGCGCCACTAAGCTCGCTTTCGAGGCCTTCCACAATTGGTTCAATTACATCTGTTCGTAACTGGCCAACATCCGGCTCTTGCCAAGGAACAGTGAACAAAGCCTTTACTGGCAAGCCATCTAACAACAGGTCGTTGCCAACCACGTTTGTTAGCTTGGCATCGATGCTAGAAAAGGTTTGTTCAAAGTCCATGACTCAGCTCTTATTGGTATTCGTTAGCTGTAAAGCTTCTGACCAATCATTGATAGCGACCGTGAGAACGTAGGCGATGTGCCTGCTATCGTGTCAACGCCGCGAACATATTGTTTTAAACCGTCACCGTTAATCGTGAGCGTTTCAAAAGCAGCAGCTGCATTCGTAACTTGCGTGAATGCACCACCAACAACATCAGTAAAGGTCACGTTGTCATCACTTTCTTGAAGCTTTGCATCCAGCGTATGGTCACCACCGCCACCAGCAGAGCTATCCAGTGTGAACTTAACTGGGCCAGCGAAATCACTAACATCAACACCGGCACCATTGGCCGTAGCTGTTACTGCAGCAGCACCCAAAATTGTCGTTGGAATTATATTTTTCATTTTCATAGTTGAAATCTCCATTGGTGATTCAATTGTTAAACCTTCGCTACCACCATCACCATGACAAGAAATACAAGCAGCACTGGCCGGAATGGTAATAAAACAAAAGATTGCGAGTAATACTGATAGAAATATTTTTTTCATTAGAGCCACTCCTGGTTATTGTTTATAAATTAAAGTTAATAAGCTTCTAGCAATTAAAACCCATCAACCAAATATTTTAGAAAAGAAGCCATCCTTCTTAGGGTCGCGCGCATTCATTTCAGCCTCAAGAATATGCACTACATTTTTGCGCGTATTGCCATCTTCTTCTGCTTTATAAAGGCGAGCCAGATCTTCATCTGACACAACAGGCTTATCGTCTTTGCGTTCACGAACAGCCTTTTCTATTTCTGATGCTTTCATGTCCAACAGGCTCAATAATTCTGCTGGCACTTCATCCGGTTTATTGCCTGGAACGTTTGCGCCATCGGCTTCTGGTTTTTTATCTTCTTCACCGTCTGCTTTAATTTCAGTTGCGCGCGTACCCATTGTCAGAAGGAGCTCAGCATTTTCTTGGCTGATATCTTCTGGAACAAACAGCTCGTCATCTTTCTCAAAAAACTCACCAGCAATGGCTGTGTCTTTTGTAAGAACAATTCCGTGGATCTTTTTCATGATTATTTCTCCATCAAGAAATCCGGCCCAGCAAACGCCAGGCCGGTTTCAGGATTACGCGTTGATACAGAAGCTTTCAGCGTGACCAAGAGCAACATCTGCATCCTGGAAGGTACGCAGAACCATGCCGCCGCTTGCTGCCTTAGTGGCCATGTCTGGCATAACATCCAGAACATCCCACAAGCCAACAATCACATCTTCAAAGTTACCGTAGATGATGGTGTTAGCCGCGAGCTGGTTAGACTCGTAAACAGGTCGGCCAGCAGCGCGATCACCGTCTTTAATGAAGATGCCAGAACCAGCATCTTTCGACGTTGTTTCCATGTTGCCGCACACGCCGGCAGTAGTAACGAAAGCAAGCTTTCCTTGCGCCGCGTTATCTTCCGCAACCTTGGTTTTAAAGGCGACAATTTCTGCCCAGGTTGGCGCACCCGCTGATGCGACTGTTTGTGTGTTAACACCAGTTGCATTCAAAATGCCTTCTGGCTGATTACCAACACCAGTGCCAGCCAATACGCCAAGGTCAAGACCCAGCGCCATACTGCGAAGCAATGAACGAGTAATGACCATTTCAACACCAGGGCTAGACTGCTGCAGTAAACGACGGCTCATTGGCACGCCGCCAGCTAATGTCTTTGGTGACATTGCGATGGTTCCCATTGCCGGATCGTTATCACCGCTTGCATCATCGTCGCCAATCCACGCCGCAGTGGCTGTGCCGATTTCACGTGGAATATCAACGTTACCTTGCAATCCGCTAAGCACAGTTGCGCCAGCCATCATTGCGACCGCGTTAGGGCGAAGCGCTTCAACGAACAAGTCACCACGATGGTCAGTACCAACCAAGTCAGCAGCTGTTGTTGCTGTCATGGCGCGAGCCAAAACATCAACCGGCATAAAGAAACCGCGCGCTTCACGGCCTACTTGTTCCGCCATCGCAATCGAGCATTCAAGCTCAAAGCCTGCCCGTTTCCAGTTGCTTGTGGATGCGGCATGCAAAGCACGCATTAGGCTGTAATTTTTAAAATCCGAATCACTCAGATCCAATGAAGATGAACGCTCACCGCTGCCAGCTTCATTTTGTGGCTGACGCTTCTCAAGAAGCGCTTGACGCATTTGATCAACAGACTTGTCGCTGTTAACAAATTCGCGAGCCATATCCATTGCATTATGAGCGTCGCCCAGTGCAAGAATTTCTGACGTGCGTTGACGCTCTGCACTACGAGCAGCAAGTTCTGCTTCGCTTGTGTTAACCACAACCGTTGGTGCTGGTTGGGCTGCGCGATGCGTAACTTGGTTATTGTTTCCGGCATCAGTATTATCATCAGCCGTGGTTTCAACTTTATCTTTTGGATCCATAATCCTTTCCTCGATTTCAACATCATAAATTTCGCCGGCTGATCGACCGACACCAACATCTATATCAGCTGGCACAGTGACCAGGCTGATTTCGTAAGGTTCCCAGTCAATAGCACGATAGACGTTAGGGCCGTCTTCGACTTCTTCCTCAAGAACCATTCTGTGGATGCGAAAACCGACACTGACATTCACCAGTATTTCGTCTTTCACATCATCAAACTTTTCTGCTGCAAGCTTTCCATTGCCAAATCGCACGACAGCTGTGCCTTTTTTCTTCGCAATTGTTGCTTCTTCCACAACACCCAAATGCAGATTCATGTTGTGCATGAACAGCAATGGCCCAGCTTTGTTAATACGATTAAGCCGAATTGATTTTGGGTCATGATCAAGAATAACGATGCCACGCCACTCTTGAATCTCATCCGTTTCAGATGAAAATGACAGTTCAACCGTGCGTGCTTCTTCGTCAATAGATCGGCTATCTAGCTGGTAATTGCGAAACAACAAACCCTTTTGTTCAACTTTTCTAAGCGGCATCTTTTTTGTCCTCATCTTCGCCAGGCTTTGTTTCTTCGCCTGCAGTCGGTTTTCCGTAAACAGGTAAGTTCACGTCTTTTTCTTTTAATGTTTTTTGGAATTTCGAGATTTCTTCCAGCACTTCATATAAGTCAACGCCGTATTCAGCGGCGACACGTTCAGGACTGGTGAGGCCTGAATTGATTGCCTCAACCACCGCCTTGATGTCTTTAAGTGGATCGACCCAGCTCCAGCGACGACCTTGCCAGCGGTGATTGCTGTAAAGCTCAAGAAATTGATTATGTGTTGCGCCCACTAAAGAGAAGCGACCAACAAGCGCTGCATTAACTAGCCAGCGCAAATAGATGCGTTCCATGACTGCGCAAGAAAATGAATCTTGCTTAACCTTCCATTGTTCGCGTTCTTCTAATGTGCCAGAGCGTATTGATGAAAAGTTAACGTCGGTGATGTCGCCAGTTAATGCGTGATAAGAAACACCAAGGCCTGATGCAATACTGCGATTGTTTTCTTTTAAGAATTCACCATAAAGCTCATGCGGGTATTTTGGGTCGAAAGACTCAAAGCTTGCGCCATCATTAAGTTGGCCAATCATGCCTGCTTCAAAGTGTTCGTATAGCTGGCCATCCTCATCCATGCTTTCAGCTGTGGCGTGCTTGTTATCGTTGCCAACAATAAAGCCCATCTTGGCAGCGCCAGCACGTGCTGCCGTTACTGCTGAATCTTTATAAGCATCAATCATGTGAATCGTGAGCATGGCGCTTGCTATCCACGATGCGCCGCGAAGCTGTTCAGGACGATCCAAATCAAAGAAGTGAACCATGTCATTTGCGAGAACACGTTCATGTGAGCCTGAATCTTGGCTAAATGCCAAGCCGCTGCGTTCACCTTTTCGCAGCCAGTACGCGACCGGCGTGCTTGCTTTGTTCAACTCAATACCTAAGCGAATACGATTGCCGTTTGACAGATCTTGATTCAATAAGTGATCAAGACGTGCAGGATCTAATAGCTCAATAACAAAGCCCCACGGATTTTTCATGGTAGGACTTACGTCATGCATGCGAATTAAGCATTCGCCATCACGAGCAGTGGTGCGAACGCTGACGCGTTCACATTCACGCAATGACGATTTTCCAGTTAGCTCACAAACGCCGCGTTTCGCCCATTTTTTAAAATCAGCTTCTACGATGGCATTGTTATCAATTAGCAAAACGCCTTTGCTATCTTTTGCCTGCACACTCAGCGTGAAGCCATCTGGCCCAACGATGTGTGTTTCACATAAGCGAAAGTAACTACGAGCAATATTGCTGTTTTGTTCCTGTTCGCGGGCGCGTGTGCGAATGATGGATAGTTGAGACTTGAGTTCGTTATTAAGATCAGAGCCTGAGCTTAACCAGTCGGCTGTGAGGCGACCTTGTTTCGCAGCCTGATAAGAACGCTTTAAGCGTAACGGCGCGAGCATGCGCGAAAGGAAGTTGCCACCCTGCTTTGGCTGGCCACTTTTAAATGGATTCCGAAAATTTAAAGTAATCGGTGATTGCATGCAACCATCATAAAGTGGTTGTGTGGCACTATTATGTGTGCTGTCTAAAAAAAGACATTGACGGATATTGAATAACTTCATGCAACCATAATGATGCAGCTGCAGGTTAGTATTATGTGTGTTGTTTTATGGTCAGGACTTCATTTCATCAAACAGCCAAACCCACACTGGCAAACATTGATCAATCCATTGATAAACTTGTTTGTTGCTTGGGTCATATAAAGTTTCACCGTTCCAATAAACCATGTGATATGCATCTTGGTAGTTTAATGATTTCACCTGCAATATTGCCCGTCTACCTACTAGCAAGTTATTCACCAATTGCGGGAATTGTGTACTGCTGCCTACATGAACCTTAAAATAATCCGTACCTTTACGAAGCCCCGCCATATCAAATGCTTTAGTTATATCATCACCATGAGTTCCTTTTTCTAGCTCAATCATATCCCTAAATGGTGGTGTGAATAACTCGCCTATGCTTTGTTGAACAACACAGGCAATACAAGCCAACATGCAATCTGATTCTCGTTCTTGTTTATATACATTCATTTTAATTATCCATATCCAGCGCCGTGATGGCGGTGTTTGATATCAGTTTTATTTCTTTTTTCTGGCCTTCGCACTCGATAAACAAACTAAAAATACCAATATGCTCTTGATGTAAATATACGTGAGCTTTATCAGCCATCAACTCAACCAGCGTATTTTCTTCGTTTTCAGTAAACTTAATCAACTTGTCATATCTCCGTTAAACATCCATAACTCGCGTAATTGCGGGTCTATAATACTGATAACGTGCTCAGGTCTCCGTTTTTGGCCGTTTCATCAGCATATTAGGAAAATAAATTATAAATATGTCATTGTTGAGTGGAATTCTGTCAACATTATGCAATTTGATACCAGGTTTCGTAGTTCGCCACCTGATCTATTGTATTGACATGCAGCTCTAACGCTTGGGCAATTAAACGGCGAGGATGTTTTTTTAACAGTGAACGAATCATGACTACACGCTTACGGCTTAGCTTCGCGTGGGATTTAGGTGCTTTAACACCATACGCTCGCATAAGCCGAAGAAACGTACGCTGACCAATTCCAGCCATTTCTGCTGCGGCTTTACGATTCAACTTTGCTAAATCCAAGTACATCATGACTTCACCTTTAGTAAGGCTGTATTTATTTTTAATGCCCATAACCTAACCTGTGAACTTAACGTGAATATTCTTAGGTGCCGGCTCGCCATCTGCCATCGCCTGCGCTGAGTCTTCAGCTTCAACCTCATCACGATATTTACGGCGCCACTTTTGAACCATATCAAGGTTACGTTCAATAGCTCGTTCACCAAACTGCCCTTTAACCAAATCCAGTTCATCTGCAGTGCCGCGACCTTCCAGCGTTGCCTCAATCGCTTCGAGCATTTTTCTGGCGTGAGAACGACCATCAAGATTCGTGGCCACGGTTGGGTTTGGCTTAAAGATAAACACGCCTTCACCAACACTCTTTTGCTCATCGCCTTTTGTGACGTATGCAGTCCAGTTGTAACGGCCAGCTGCCCACGTACCAGTCACCGCAGAAGTTAAGTCCACCTTGTGATCACTGCCATCAGCAGCTGCATCAAAACTGCCATTAGCCGTTCCATTGAAGAACGCATAATGCAGCACCCAATCTGGCGCTGGGTAGTCGGCCAGCGTAACGCTCCAATCCAAACTGCCGCCTACTGTTATTTCACCTGGTTCAGTTTTCATTTTTTCCAATCTCCTACATAGCTGCCCTTTCGCCCACGCGACTTACGCGAACGGTTGGGATTAGTTGTTTTTGGTTTATCGGTTGATTGAGTTTTTTCTTTTTTCGCATCGTCAGATGTTTCATGTGAAACGTTTTCGTCTTGCTCAGGCTCATTCGCAAACATATCTTTGATAACTGGTTGCACGATTGATTCTATATTTTCCCAGTCACGATCTCTGAGCATGTGAACACGAACAGATGGATGACATGCTGCAGCGTAGCTATACACCACACAGTCAATTACTTCATTTCGTTTATGCCGCGGCTTAACCCAACGGCCAACCTCAGAGTCATAACGCTCTGCTGTTAGCTGCTGATAATAGTCATCTGTTAAATCGCTCGGTGTATTAAATCGGTATTCATTTGGATCGGCACCTTCATCTGCATGCAGCTTGGCATAGATAGCGCCCTTGGCTGTGTCGGTACCAACAAACCACAGATCAACACCAGCGCGAATTTTCTTGCCGTTAATATTCACATCCATCGCGCTTGGCCGTGCAGCAATGATTGGTTTGTTTGGATAGCGAGAACCCTTCACTGCCAGCACGCGTTTATGCTTGCGAGTACGCGCGAACTTGTAAGCCATGTGAGTATGGTGGCCACCAGTATCAATGCCCGTGGCCAGCACTTTCATTTCCACACCGAAGCGATTGGTAAAAATTAAATCCAGCACCAAGCCATCAAGCTTATCCCAGTCTGTTTGCAACGCGGGATCTGCAGGTACTTCAAAGTAATCAATTGCCCATACACGCTCACCTCTGCCAAAGCCGGTGATGTGAATAGCAAAGCGATCATCTTGAACATCGATACCAGCTGTCAGCATCAAACAATCGACAGGAATGGTGCGACTACTGTAACCGCCGGCGCGCTTTTGCACTTCACGCCAATCAACCTTACCACTCTCATCCTCGTAGGTTTCAGCCATGATGGTATTGGTATAAGTCTTTTCTTTTTTCGGATTGCCGCGTGCAGCTGTACGCATGTCAGCAATTTCTTGCCAGCTGTAACCAAGACCAAGCGGCGCATAGTAACTAGGCAGATGAAAGCCTGGCACATCGCTATCAGGGTTTTCAGCTATCCAGCGACCATTGGCCAGCATTTCAGTTTTATGATGTTCCTCGATTAACTCGCCACAGTCTTCACAAACAAACTGGCCATCATCGGTCAGGCGTTCATCGATAAGCACTTGCTCATGTTCACAGTAAGGACAAGGCACATGGTAATGACGCTGATCGGATAGCTCGTATTCTGACTCGATAACCGACTCACCTTTCACCGTGGGCGATGATGTCAGCAATACCTTGCGACGCGGGAATGAGGATGTACGACGATCAGCAACATCAACAGGATGACCTTCATCATCAACATCATCAGGATAACGATCAGGTTCATCCAGATAGAGATAACGAACTGGCATCGATGCCAACGAAGCAGCAGAGTTTGAACCGGCGATAACCAAGAAGCCGCCAGGGAACTCTTTCATGGTTGTTGTGTTGGTACTGTCACGACTAACAGCAGTGGCCACCAATCCATGCAACGGTTTTGATAATTTCACCATTGGCTGAAAACGTTGCCGCGTCCAACGCTTGCCCATTTCAACAGTCGGTTGCACGACCATCATTGGCCCAGGGTTTTGATGTATCACTGAACCGATCCAGTTGTTGCCTGTTTCAGTCTTTGTGATTTGCGTGGCGTACATCATCACCACGCGCTTGCAAGGATGATCATCACTCAACACCTGCATTGGCTCACGTGCAAATGGCACGCGGTCAGTTCGCCACGGCCCAGGCTCCGATGAGCTTTCTTTTGCTAACACCCGATGTTCATCAGCCCACTCATCAACGGGCATTGGTTCAGGTACACGCCAACCATCAGACCACGCATCAACAAACGTTTGCTCACCGTCGGCAACACGAATGGTTTCCTGAACCATTTCAGCAGCAGCGCTCATTCAAACATTCCTTTCGCGCTATCTGCTAACGTATTTGCCACGCCTCGAATTTCATCTGAAATCATTTTGTGAATAACAGCAGGATCAGACTCAGCAGCCAGCAGTGATGACAATCGATCTGGAATTGACATCAACCCTTCCTGCGCCGCACGCGCCAACGTAAACGCCGCAAGCTCAACACGCTCACGACTGACCAACGAACCTTGTTTCTCAAGAAGCTCAAGCTCAGCCTTGTCAGCACGCATCTGCATTTCTTTAGCTTTAGCATCGTTGAATTTGCCGCTGCCTGCCGCAGGCTTTTTCGCGCGATTTCCGCCCCTTGATACATCTTTGTACTTCTTTATTTCAGCCGTAGACGCCTTCACATCAACCATTCCAGTAGAACTAAACACCAGCCAGCCCTTGCCCTTGTATTCAGAAACCGTCGCACGCGACACCTTGATGCGTCTGGCGAACTCTGCCTGACAAACTTCATTTTCAGTTTTCGCTGCGCTATCAGTCATTATTGATTTCACCTGTTAGGTGGCACATCTGTTCGGTGTTAGGCAAACTAACAAACCAAAAACTAATCAAATTCTGCGGGTTCCCGCCTCCGCATAAGAGCTTCTTGGGAAGTACCTTAAAGTTATTCATCGCTCACTATCCTGGACGCATGCAAGTTGTGCAGCATGGCGAGCATCATCAACACTGCCATAATCATTGTCATGAAAGATGCCAAGCAATCGACGTGCTGACTTGGTTCGGTAATCAGTAGCAGGCGGAACAACATCACCAAGCTCATAACTAACTTTGTATGGATGGCCGTCGAACGTTGATAAGCCATCAACCATCACCGCCTTTTCCTTGGGGCCTGATGCAATGAAACACCAGCCAACCTTTTTCCTGCTCGCACACACCTGATAACCAAGTGCATTTTGTGAGCGGTATTTATCAATACGTTCGAAATCATGGTGTGACACCTGTGACACCCTGCTATTTGAGGCCGTCACACTCATAAGCCGATGTTCCTTATGGAATAATTACCTTGTGACATACGTGACACCTGAATATCCGCATGTGCGCGCGTGCGCGCGCGTGCGTGTGTGCATAGGGATCGGGTGTCACAGGTGTCACAGGTGTCACAGCCCTCGCTATTATTGGCTTGTAGCTGTGACACCCTCGAAAGGTAGGGTGTCACAGGTGTCACAAAATGCCGTTTATTTGTTTGTTTTTTATTCAAAGCGGCACCTCATCATAGTTATCCACAACATCAGGGCTAAACCACACACGCACTTGGATTTTCTTTTTGGCATTAAATGGGTCAGTAATTCGAATACGTTTTGTTTCCCAACCTAACGATTTCATAATTGGAGCGAGCCGATTCATGTGCATTTGCTGCATGTGCGCGCCATCAATACCCAAACAATCTTCTAATAATGTCGCTGATGAGATATGAGGCTCTGTCATTCCTGATAGCCAAGTTCTTAACTTGTCTTCCCACGGGTCACGTTGCAATCGCGCATCCTGCGCATCAATAACGACACCCAAATCATCCTCAGACACCCACCATTGGACGTCAGCTTTAAAAAGCTGCGCTGCCTCAGCCCATAATTGGTCGCGATTATCTTTTACCCATTGGAGATTTAACTTTGAACAATACGACGGCCAAAACCTGCGGTTGCCCGTATAATCTCTAAGATATGCATCCTGATTAGTCGTGCCCATGAACACCGTCTGGCGCGGGAAGTTCACAGCATGCCGACCATAACTTGGCCGGAACCTATCAATGCGCTGTGAGAAAAATTGTTTTAACGTGGTTGTTTCTGATTTATTAAATGAATCTAACTCGGCAAGCTCGAAGCCCCACACGCCCTGAATAACCTGGTAAGCATCCTTATCACCAATGGGCAGCTGGGCATCACTGAACCATTCACCAAACAAGGCCTCAACGATGGTTGACTTGCCTTTGCCTTGTGGCCCTTCGAGAATCATCACGTTATCCATCTTGCAGCCAGGTTTCATCACGCGCGCTACCGCACCAATCATGAAACAAGTTCCAACGACCTCAAGATAACGTTCGTCATCGGTTGCACCTAACGCGTCAAGCATCCATGTTTTAAGTCGATGCTCACCATCCCAATCAACGCTATTAAGATAATCTTGAACAGGATGAAATCGCCGCGACCTACCAACAACAACCAAGGCGTCGGCAATATCAGCATGTGATGGCGTGAACCTGTATTGATGCGAAGTCCAAACACGTAACGCGGCAGTGTCAGAGTCATCCCACTCGCCCGCATCACAATGCGGCATCGGTGGTTTAGAAAGTTTTAATATGCGATAACTGAAATCACAATAAGCAATGACATCTTTCCACCGTTCATCGTATTGCAATATCAGCGTAATGTTCTTAACTGATGCCTTTAGGCCACGATCTCGCGTTCGCTCAAACATTTCGCGCCATTCATCGTTATCAACATCTTCAAATTCAGGCGGCATTTCATCTGGTAATGGAATTTCCTCTATTTGAGGTATATCGCGACCGTCAGGCTGCGCCGCTGCGGTACTTTGTGTTTGCTTGTCAGCATGCGAACCGAGATCTTGCATAATATTCGTATGCAACGAATCGCGACCATCAAGAATCAGTTGGTCATTAAAATCTGTGGGCTTGTTACCGCTCATGCATTGCTCTCGTTATTTTTAAAGTGCGGAATTAAAACAACAGCATTACCAACACGGGCTGCGGCCAATATGGCCTTAGCAACACCTGTGTTGTGGTGTTTGTTTATATCTTTAAGGCGAGCATCATCATCGCTGACGACCTCAACAGACACATCAGGCCTCACTCGATGCAATTCATTCATCACATCCTTAACGTCAGGGTTTAACTCTGAACGCTTAATGAAGGCCTGCGGATAACCGTTATGCCGATCATCATCAGCAAAGAACACAAGTCGTATTTTGGGGAATTTTTTTCTAAACGCTTGCGCGACCGGCAGTATATTACCTGCATCAAATGCCACGGCAATCGATATCGGCATTGTCTCGCGGATTGTTGCACCAGTAGCATAACCTTCTGCGACACCAAGAGAATCAAAAGGTTGCCCTTCGGGCATCTCGCCTATTAAATGAAACCGGCCACGCTTCGCTCCGCCGGTTAAAAAACGTTTATTGCCTTCCTTATCGATCCACTGCAACGTCCACAACTTGTCATCAACATCACGCGCAGGCACGCATATCGAACCGCGAGAGAATCTAACGCCCCAGGCTTTTACTTGTTTTCGTTTAAGATAATCAGATGAACCTGTTTCGGGTAACTTGCGGAAAATATCTTGCGCACGTTTAGCCGTTTCAGCCTGCAGCACTTTCTTTTCCTGTTTGCTTTTCTCTGCAGCGTCACGTGCATGTTTTTTTGCTTTAGCAATTTCTTCTGGCGTAACGCCTTCAACGCCTTCCAGCGTCACACGTTCTTCAACGCCGGTTATCCAATTAGAAATCATGCCAACAATCGCAACGTTACCATTGCTTAATGGGAACTCGCTCAAACAATATGCGCCAGCCTTATTAGTTGCCTTCTTGCCTTCTACCGGCACACGATGCCACTGGCCATCCAGCACAAGCGAATCAACCAACAGCCCTGCACTTGCTGCCAACGCATGAATCTTATCTAATTCTTGGTGAACGTTATTCATGGGTACATGGCTGCGATTGCAAATAATTCACAGCCTCCTCTATTGCTGAAATTCTTTCGTTGTAAATACCTACGTACTTCGAGTGAAATTCAGCATCACCAGAGTCAGGATTTTTATCGCGAAACTCTTGAGGGCATTCGCTCCATTGACGATGTGTTTCTCGCGCATACTCAAGTTCCGGTAGCAGTTTCTTTAAGCGATCAATGATTTGCTGAGAATTATTCATGGCTGAACAACACAATCAGAACAAACAGCAAAGCCCTGCTTGCGGCGATTATTTATCTCGCCGCACTTCATGCAGTCTTCGGGGCCGTCTTTATGAACAGCGCTATTGATTGAATGCTTAATAGCTTCATCACGCTGCTCTTGCTCACGCTCTGTGGCGTGATCAGTTACATCCATGCTTCCTTCCAATCACGATTAAACGTGCTTGTTATTATTTATTGGTATTTTTTTCTATCTCAAGTAATGCTGCCAAATGCATTTCAATGCTATCCAGCAATTCATCACGCGAATCTTTGTCATTAAGCAATCCATCATCTGACAGATCAGCAACTAACCTTGCATTTGCCTCGCTAAATTCTTTCAACATACCCGTGTATATAAAATTGGCATTTGTTAAATGATTAATCGGCATGTGAAGCAAGCCGGCATTGCGAAGTAATATTTTCCGAAGCTGCAAACCAGCACCTGGTTTAACTAACTCCAAAGCATGCAGTAATGGTTCTTTAAAACAGATAGGAAAATAAGTTGGCCCATTAATGGCACGAAACAATTTTTTAAGGTTCGCGTCTTCTTTGTGTTCTTTCTGCGCCACCGTGTCATGACGATGGACAGGTTTAAGCACCGGAACATCTTCACCAGGTGGCACCAACTCACAATACATTTCAACAAAGTGATCTGTAATTTGTCTTTTTGTGGCGTGGCTCTTATCGACCAGTTCACCAATATATTCACGAATCAACAAATGCTCAGGGCGCTGTCCTGTACCAGACATAATTATTCTCTTTAGTTGTTATTAGAATTAAAAAACTCCCCGACACCATGACGGGGAGAAACCCACTTTTGGAGGAGGCAGGCAATAAAATGGAAACGGGAACTCATGCGGCCTCACCTCTCGCTTCTTTGATGTACGCATTTATTTCATCAAATCGGCCAAGCCTTGCGGCGACACCAATTACACGATCAGCTACATCGTCGCGGATAACATCAGGCCATTGCGAAACGGCTTGTTTGCTCACGCCGAGAGCTTTAGCTAATCCGCTTTTATTGACCGAGCCAGTAAGTTTGATTGCTTCATGAATCTTCATATAATCGAAAGTAAAGCGTGTTTGACTTAAAAAGTCAACATATCTTTCCTTATTGCGGAGTATCCTTTACATATGAATGAAGAATTAGAAATTATCGATGTCGCCGACAGAATTAAGCATCTGAGAACACACTTGCGTTTTACTCAAACTGAACTAGGCAAAGCTGCCGGTGTAAGCAAAGCGGCTGTTTCTCAATGGGAGCGCGGCCTATCTAAGCCTGAGCGAGACGCCCTGCTCTCCCTGGAAGAATCTATCGGTGTTAACCCTCAATGGATTAATATAGGTAAAGGTGGTGTTTTTTCACACGAGCTATTCAGCGAAGACACTATTCAAGAAAGCAAGGGTGATTATAAAAACGTAAGATTGATTGAATTAAAATCAATTTTTGTAAATCTATCCGTAGACGCGCAAAGTCAAATATTATCGTTAGCAAAACTACTCTCAATAGACGATAACGGTGACAAATCTAAAAAACGATAAACATCAGGTACACGAAGAAGCCCAAAAAAATCATTGTTACCCCAAGCTTTACAAAATCATAAATAAGACTAAAGATTGATGGCGCAGGATTTATTGCCCCGCAATACGGGCATTGTTCTGCGTCAGCCGAAACACCTGAATTACAATCTCTACATTCCCTTAAACCCACAAACAACCTCCCTTAGACATTCCGCCTCCAGTATCCCGCTTGAAAATAATACCACCCAAGAAGTAAAGAGTATTTGACTTATATTGGAAATATTGCTTTACTTTGGTAAAGCGTGCTTTACATTTAAGAAAGGGCTTAAAAGAAGGGGTGTTTTAGATGACTCAAACAGCACAAAACGTTTCTCAAGAAACCTTATTTCCATGCAATCAGGCGTTCCTGCAGGCATGGAAAGACGGTGTAACTATCGCCGGTGATCATTTGTTTTTTCACAACTGCCGCGACGTTGAATCAGCAGCACGACCAGAACAGCTTGCGCCGAACCTGGACAAGATGCGCAAGGCCATCCAGAACAAAGGCCAGAACGACGGCATCTTGATCGCCTTCATGGCCAGCTTCTATAACGCCGAACAAGGCCAGAAGCTTCTTGAGAAGTGCGGCTGCAAAGCCTTCGGCAACTGCTGGAACATTCTCGACGCACGCCGGCGCGGTGTCATTGCCGCATTAATCGTTAACTTTGACGGATGGCAATCATGACAGCAGCCATCAACCAGCTTGGTCACTTCACCCTTCGCCCCGAAATCGGGGCTATTTATCGCGCCTGCAGCGGCATGCATTGCGAAGTTGCTGCTACATGGCAAGGTGGCGTCGTCTTTACCGGCGGGCCAATCGTGTCTGCAGGTGAATTCATTAACGAATACCAACTATCTACAACCAACCCAGTACAAGGAGAATTGTTATGAGTGACAGCGTCCATGTATCAAATGAAATAGATCGTCAGGCTTATCTTGCAGGCAAAAATATCACCTCAATGGCGCGTTACCGTGCCGACCGAAAGCGATTGAATCAAATAAAAGATGAGCTGGCATCGCAAATCACCCAGCAATTCCCGCAAGCCACCATCACCAACATTGAAAGCGCCATTAAAAGCGCACAACAATTTCTAGAAAACGGCGCGAAGTTCAAAGAAGCACTCGGCTACGCGCGCAACCTACTCACCATCGTTAAAGCATAAGGAATAACAAAATGGATAAAGCATTTGAAATTAAAAAAGGCACAGTCACCGACGTACCGCTTGGCTTAATAGACCTTGACCCTAATCAACCACGCAAAGACTTTGAAGAAGAAAGCCTTGCCGATCTTGCTGCCGACATTAAAAAAGTAGGCGTACAGCAACCGATCACCGTTCAACCAAATAGTGAAGAACCTGGTCGGTTTTATATTGTTTATGGTGAGCGCCGTTACCGTGCCAGCAAACTTGTTAAAAAGAAAACCATCCCTGCCCTGCTCTACAACGGCAAAAAATCTGAACTCGATATATTGCTGAACCAGGTAAAAGAAAACAGCCTGCGCAAAGATCTTAATCCAATGGAAATGTCAGAGTTGTTTTTCACGCTCCATAAAGGTCATGGCCTCAAGCACACTGAAATAGAAAAAACCCTGCAAGATCACAACGTCGGCAAATTTGGCCGTGCTTATATTGGCAACATCATCCGGCTTCGCGGTTTACCTGATTGGGCTAAAGATAAAATCCGTGCCGGCGAAATGACAGCTGCGCATGGCAAGTACTTGCTGCCTGCTATGAAAAGCCAGGTTGTTATTAATTCAGTAAAAGAACAAATTGATGATTCCGATGAAAGCCTAACAACACGCGAACTACAAGACACCGTATTTTATGCATTCCATCAAGAGCACCCTGAATTAACTGGTTACAAAACCAAGTTTGACTATAAAGAAAAATGCGCAGGAACAGGCTGCCAAAAGATTCGCAAATGTAGCAGTGCGCATGGCACCGAAGCTACTTTTTGTCTTGATCGCCCATGCTACGCAAACTTTAATGCTGAGGCTTCAAAAAGAACAGCCATACCCGTTGAGCATAACGACAGCCAACCCGAACCAGAACAAGCCGACTTTACCGTTGACGACAGCAACGGTGTTGATGTTGATAAGCAAGAACTGCACTGGAGCGATTTTCATAGCCTAACAAGAGTGAGATTTAACCAAGCAGACTGTGAAGGTTGCCAACACCGTCATGATGCCATTGAAGACGAAGGTGAAAATGGCATAACTAGAACTGATAGTTGTTTTAATTCAAGCTGCTTTGATAAAAAGCTTGAGCAAAAAAGAACAACAGAAAAGCTTTTAATCCATTGGCTAGAATCCATCGTTAGCACGCGCATCAGCATCGATCCTGCTATGTGCAACGGCCTGCTTCTTTGGGTTGCCGCTAACGCGCCGGATGGAAAACAAAAATCCATCCATGAGCCAGATGAAGAATATCTGACCTACCAAGAACCGTACATTGAAGACGAAGGCCTTGACCATCTTCTAATGACACACGGCCTAACTGATCTTGAATCATTCCTTGGTGAAAGCAATCTTGATGGCCTTTGCTCATTAGCTGGTTTTACTATTCAAGCGCTGCACCACAGCACCGTTCTTAAATTGGCCGCAATGCTTAAAGTCAGCATCGATGACTACCGCATCGACCAAGCCTGGTTAAACGAACACACCGACGAAGAAATTGAATCCTTCATAGCCACGCTAGATTTGCCACTTATACCAGATAGCGATCTTAAACTCACAGAAGGTGAACGCTTCGACATGATGATACTAAAGCATGCCGACGTTATTGGTGTACCGCTAACAATGCGTTGGGTATTCGACAACATGGCCAAGGCTGACGACGAATGATCACCGTCACCCTCGAAAACCACGGGCAATCCTTTCTTGAGTGGGATATTGAAGCTGGCAAGGTGATCGCTTGTCGGCCAAGCAACAGCGGTGGATGGGTAGGAACCGAAGTGCATAACCTAAACATCCGTGCCGGTGACATCTTAATTCTATCACTCAAAGGCAGCTACCGGCGCAGCACTCTCAACTACCCAGTGAAATCGGTTAGCTGGCCAAAACCTATGTCACATAACATAACGTCAAAGCACCCGAACGACTACCGTTCGGCGTGGGGATGGCAAGAATTAAAAGGAAATTAACATGCCGCAATTTGGAAAAAAATCAGAAACCAATCTATCAATGGTTCACTACGTGCTGGCCGACCTATGCCAATACGTTGTATCAAACTTTGATATCACCATATTAACTGGCCACCGTAACGAAGCAGACCAAAACGCTGCCCATGAATCCGGTGCAAGCAGTAAACAATGGCCCAACAGCAAACACAACAGCATGCCATCGATGGCCGTGGACGCCGCACCATACCCAATACCTGAAAATTGGGGAGATCTCGAAGGCCAAACCCTGCATGCGCGTGATTTGGACTGGAAAGAACGCGTGAAGTTCTACGAAATGGTTGCCGTGTTCCGGTTCGCTTGGACAGAAATGTGTGACCGCTATCCACTGCTGGCCGACCAATACGAAATACGCTTTGGTGCCGACTGGGATGGTGATGGTGACTACCGTGACCAGAAGTTTGACGACCTTGTTCATATTGAAATTGCGGAGAAAGAACAATGATCACGGACGAACAAAAAAAATTAAATAAAAAACGCTTTCATGAAGCCGTAGCGAATGCCAAGAAAGTGCTTAAAAAAGGCGACAGAATCAGAGTAACAAAATGCCCTGGTAACAAAAGAACAATCACATTCGAACGTTTTGACGGGAACTGGATTGTATCAAAATCAGGCATTGATGATTATGCAGCAATGTGTGTTGACAGGCTTAACGGGAAACCTGTTTGTTTTTATACGGTTTCAGAACATGACTGCAAGCTGGAGGTAGAACAATGAACGTAGATACAGGTGAAATATATAACGCTGACCATGACGAAATGATGGAAAGTTTATTGAAGCATGGCGAAATGGTAGATGATCAAGATAAACGTCTTCTCAGATTAACAGCAAAACAAGCTCATACTATCAAACCCATGACCAAAGAAAGCCGAAAAAATTACATGAGAAATCAACCATGCGTATGCGGTAGCGGCAACAAGTTTAAAAAGTGCTGCTGGAATAGTTACAGCCACAAAAAGGAAATCGCTCATGCTTAGTGCTCCAGACAGACTAGTATCAGAGCAGCTACGTGATATTGCGGATGAACTAGACAAGCGCCTTCTTGATGTCGCAGGTCAATCAATGAATTTTAGCCTGCTGATATTTCAGGCAGAAGAAGGTTCACGCATGAATTATATCAGTAACTGTGAACGGGACAGTGTACTACAGGCATTAAAATCATTAGTACATGGATGGGAACAAGGCATGCCCGATATTAAAGCGCATGAAGTTAATTAAGGATATTAACCATGATTAAATACATCATCACATTACTGTTGCTCACCAACACCGCATTAGCTCACTACGATGCCGAAATACTTCGCGTCATCGATGGCGATACCGTGCTGGCCAAGATCTACTTGTTACCTGGTCAACACATCACCGCCACCATCCGGCTTAATGAGATCGACACACCAGAAAAGCGAAGTACTTCAAAACGCAAAGTGCCTACATGCGAAAAAGTGCTGGCAAAAAAAGCCAGCCAATTCACCGTTGACGCAATTACCAATGCTGAAACATTACACGTGGACGACTTAAAACTTGGCACCTACGCAAGCCGCGCACGTGATGAAAACCGCAACAAACTACCCAGCTACATTGGCCAAGTGATCATCGATGGCGAGAACCTATCTGATTTATTATTTGATTCAGGTCTTGCTCAACGCTTTTCTACCGACCGCCAGAACGTTTTTTGGTGTAAATAATGAAAGGGTTTTCCGTATATATGACCCGCGAAGAATACCATGCAATATGTGATTGCGTTGAACTTCATAGCTCCTGCCAAGAAGCAGCAAGCCTTGAATTCGTTGAAAAAGAAAAGCCTATTACGGAAGCTGCTGCATCTTTTATTGATAAATGCATGAAAGCTTCGCGGCATAGATAATGAATATTAATCTTACCAATCAAGAAATTGCGGATATCACCTGTGCTAAATGGCACAGCAAGCAAACGCAGGTGCTTGCAATGATGAAGATCCCATATAAGATTAGACCAGACGGTTCACCAATGGTGAGCCGTCAAGCGTATGAGCAAACGATGGGCGTGCGCCAGAATAAAACTGCAACCAGAATAGAACCGGACTTTGCGAGCATTGGCTAATAGAAAAAAAGAAAATAAAAAGTTACCTGCGCGCTGGCGATATCGTTACGGCGCGTTTCGTTATCGCGTGCCTAAAAATGCTCTCCACTTATGGGATAACAAGGCCGAATTCAAACTTGGTGAGACCATGACCGAAGCACTGGCCACGTGGGCACTGCGCATGGGTGATCACGACAGCGTTAACACCATGAGCGACGCAATGGATGCTTACCTTATTGAACACGTTCCAACGCTGGCCGAAGGTACACAGGATTCTTACCAAGGCAGCATTAAAAGATTGCGACCTGTGTTTGGCAACATGACACCAGCAATGGTTCAACCAATTGATGCCTACGGTTATTACAATGCCACCAGAAAAGTGCGTGGCATGACAACAGCAAAACATGACATCCAAGTGCTTCGCCACATATTAACCAAGTGCGTTGAATGGGGAACACTCAACAACAACGCCCTACTCGGCAACGTTCGCCTGCCAAGCGCGCCACCACGTGACCGACTCATTGAAGATTGGGAAATTGAAGAATGCATGAAAGTCACTGGCCACCAACCAAGAAGCATTAACCTGGCTAAACTTTATATCCATTTCAAACTAATGACAGGCCTTCGCCGCAAAGACATTTTAACCCTGCAGCTATCCAACCTGCAGGAAGATGGCATTCACTGCCAACCAAGCAAAACTGCCAAGTCCAGTGGTAAACGTTTAATTATCTACTGGACAGATGAACTGCGTGAACTGATTAAAGATATTAAAGCCATACCACCGCACCGCATCGGCAACGCCACATTATTCACAACCAAACACGGAAAGCCATACAACAAGAACGCATTCGATAGCTTATGGCAGCGATTCATGGACAGAGCAATGGAACAAACAACAATTGTCGATCGGTTCCAAGAACGCGACCTGCGAGCAAAAGTGGGAAGTGATTCAAGTTCACTGATCGAAGCCAGCGAACGACTTGGCCATGCCAGCACAGAAACTACTCAGAGAATTTACCGGCGCAAACCAGTCGGAGTGTGGCCATTAGGTAGGCCGAAGAACTAAGCTATTTATAAATGTTTTTTAGCATAAGCCTGCACCAAGCTGGCTGTTGCCCCAGTAAATATAACAGTCTCAATTTTATTAATTTGTTCAGGCGTTAGATAATGCTTATGTTCTGGTGTTAAGAAATGCCAAGCCCATGAGACAATCGCCCCTAACGCAAGTAAAACAGCCACCCAAAACACAATTACCATTGCAAATGAAACATGATGCAGTATCCGCTGCTTCCGATTATGTTTATTCCGTGTAGCCTCAGCCTCTAGGTTTTCATTTTCAGAAAAAGCATCAGTTTCATCCTTGGCCTTGTCATCCACTTCACCGCTAGGGTTTATCGATGGGATATCAAATGACATTAGGCTGATGCTTGTGTCTGCTCTGACTCTGAATATTTAGCGTAAAGAGCTGCGTAATGATCCTCTATCAAGTCGTTTGAAATAGGAGCATTTTTACCGTGTTTTTCCCATGTGATAGACCACGGCGTGCCAGCCTCATGTGTCATCGTTGATAGCTGAATTGCTGTATACCTACCATAAATATCAACCACCTGTTTCATGATTCCAGTTTCGTCTTCTGAAAAATCAGATTCATGTGTACAACAATGCTGTAAATCAACTGGCTGATCTCTATAAGGTCTAACCGCGGCGTACAGCTCAGGTACGACAGGGCCATACTTCCAAGCCTGTATTCTTTCCTCAATTAAAGGATTATGAGTAAGCCCAAGAACCCAGCCATGACACATATGAACAAGCTTCAATAGCTTCATGGGAGTAAGAGCTACACCATTTTCCCCTGCTTGTTTTAATAAAAAATTTGCTACTGCAAGTGATGAATGAGCCATATTCTGCCCCTTTAAATTAAGATAATATTTTATCATTATCAGTGATGCAGTCAGCCACAACTGATATAAATTTGATCTGTTTTATACGCGTTAGTTCATTCTTAACTTATTATTATTTATCGACCATACACAAAAATATTAAAGATAAATATGAGCCTTTTGTCATGATTTGGCAAATTTTTAGCATATAAATACGTTGATTTGGGCATCAATCTTACTAAGCACCAACACCATAAACGCTAATTTGTGGGAGGATTCCCCATTTGTGGGAGGATTGAGCAGAGTCCGTTCCGCTGTATCCCTTTAAAAATGGCGCGCCTGGAGCGATTCGAACGCCCGACCGCCTGGTTCGTAGCCTATCGCTGTAATCAATGTAACATTATGATTTATAAAGAAATCGAATAGCGGCCTCTCCCACAAATCACTACTTCTCACTAACCGTATGTGTTTGATTTGCTTATATTTGCATTTTTCCGTGGGAGGCCTTTTATGGCAGTTCCGCCCTTCTGGTTAGCTTAACCTCAACGAGCATTGCTGGGTTTTCAACAACGTGACCATTAAGAGTAAATTCATCATCAGCTGGCGCGCCTTGAACGCGCACTGTGTATTCTTTTATGTCACCAAAGATTGATTCCATCACTCCACGATCATTGGTGCATTTAACATCTGCTTTAATAATGCCGTTTTCAACTTCATAGCTACCTACAAAAACAAATGATGAGTCTCCACCCAGGATACGGCCAGTTTCAACAACGGCAACTCCATAACCCATATCACCAAGATTTGAGCTGAATTCAGCTCCATATAACGCTTCCAGCATTGAAATGCTCCTTGCCGCTGTTTGCGGACAAATACCCTTAAAATTTGAGGTTAAAGCGTAAAGAGATGATAGTAAGAATGCAAGCAGCTATGCGGTGTCAGGTATCGCTTCAAGATAGTCTTTCATCAAGTGATCTATTAGGCCATCACTACCAGGTAACATGGTGGCTTCTCGGTCATGGCTCCAGCCAAGTATCGTTGGAACAGCACCAATTTGGTCGCCTTCACGCAGAAAACGTTTCCCAGGAATCATTTTGGTGAGGTCGTTGTAATCACTAAAGCCGCCACGTGGGCAGCCGAACGTTGTCCAGTCCACTACTTCATGGCCGTATTCAATAGCAAGCGCGGCCAGCATTCCAGATGCTTGACCGCCAAGAGAGTGCCCAATAAAACGAACAGGAAGATCATTCATGATTATCTGCGCCATGACAGGCTTGATGAGTTTCTTTGTGTAGAACCACATGCCAGCATGAACACATACGCCAAGTTCTTCTGGCCACCAAGGAACGGCTTTTATATCAGCCCATGCATCCTTGAAGTCATTAGTGCCTGCCGGCGCAACGATTGTTTCGCCACCATCAATACCAACATAAGCTGCTGCGTTATCGACAATGATATTTGGCTGGTCATAACCCAGCAATGCATATTGAGCAAGATCGTAATCAGAGAGCATTGCCGTTCTTGATTGGCTCAACGCTCTCATCAGAACCACAATCAACCATCACGATAGTTGGCCGCGTTACGACCGTTGGGTTGTTAACCGTTGGGCTGACCTCTGCTTTTGGTAAAAGGCTGCATCCGGTTGACGCAATAATAAAGCCGCCAAGAATCATCCAAAAAACAAACCATGCCGCGAACGTTAATATAGGATGTTCATCTTCATTTTCTAATGGCTTCATTTAACTGGCCTTATGCTGGCACTGGCCAAGTGATGCCGTTCACAATTGCATCGATGCTGGTTTGTGCATTTGCATCATCAACAACTGCAGCGATGGCATCTTTAGCACCTTCACGCAGGCCTTCGATTTGCGCGGCGATTGCCATCCATCCATCAGACTTGGCTTGCCATTCAGTGGCCACGTCACCAAGCGGCACACCTTTTCGTGTAGCGCGTTCGTTCATTAATGGGAAATCAACTGCATTTGGATTTGTAGCGGCAAGAAATTTTTCAGTTTCCACTCGCTTGAATTCATACATCAGCATTTGCCCAGCGCCTGGTGTAATAAATTTTAAACGAGCAGATTCAGCAGCGGTGTCAATTTTCGATACGGCATCTTTTTGCACATCATCCAGCTGCTTGAGTGGTTGCTCATACAGCCCATTCACTAACACCAAACCACAATGAACTCTATCGTCGCATTCAATAAAACCATCCGCCTTGTCTGGCTGAACTTGCACAACTACGTTGCTATTATCCAATTTGCAATATTTCATTTAGCCCACCTTCGATAGTTCGATTATTGCGTATACTTCGCTTACTCCAAAACCAGTGCTTTCACCATAACCATTAGTTGCTCTTGTGACTTGACATCTATGTTGTAGCTCAAATGTTTTAGATGCTGCTATTGTAAATCGGCCAGAAAGAACAGCTATATTGCTTCCGGCGTGCGTCGCCTCAGTGAAAGCATTTAATCCGATCAGAGTGTCTGCAGAATCAGTAATATTGCGCAACCGCAACTTATTACCATTTACCTTTGCAGTGCGAGCAGTAGCCAGTATTTCGTATGTTCCAGCGTCTAATGTAAATTGATTAGATGATAAAGAGCAGTGATTACCAGTATCCGTATCTTCTGTATTTAACGTTCTTGTTTGCCATGCGCCAGAAGTGAAGCCGCCGCCCTCTGTACCTGATGCTTTAACATCGCTAAGTTTTATGTACTCATTCGTGGTAGCCGATGCTGCAATCATCTCGGCAATAGTCGTATGAATTTGTGTTAAATCAGCATCATCAGGTGTAACGCTTTCTTGAACTAAAATATTGCGAAGTTCTTCGCCAATCTGATGAAACCATGCCGCGCCTGGAACGGTTGCAGGAACCGATGTTGCTGGGTCGCCATCAGTCGGAAAGCCATTGCTGGGTGATGCTTCTGCTGCTGGTGCTGAGCCAGCTGCACCACTTTGATAATTTTTCGGTTCCATTATTCGTTAACCTCCGTAGGCAAACAGCGCATGTGTATGTGCTGGCTTAAATTTATTAATTAGGCATTCAAGTTGTTCGTTGCCCCAGTCACGAAGCGGCATATCAACTTCGCTGTTCACGGTCATTGAACGAATTGTTTCTTCTGGTGCGTTAACGCTCCAAACAAAACGCCAAGTCTCATCGTTAATTGGCATATTGATTGCTGTGTTTACAAAATAAGGACGATACTCAGTAATCGTAATGGTGTAACCAAGGGCCGCTGCAATATCGATAAAATACTGGCGCGATTGATTGCCAATGCTGGTGAGTTTTGAAACTAATGCATCACGGCGTTCTTGCAATGTGTCCACTTGGTCGGTGCATGTATCTGGTAAACCAGCAACACGTTCCCAATCAATAAGCAATTCATAAGTGGTTCGCGGATCAGCTTCATCCAATATATCTGATGCGCGGGCATCAACACGCGAAAATTCTTTTGCTAATGCCGTGAGCAATTTTGTTAATACGTTATCTGGTTCATGCGACCACGCATCACCACGCGGCAATAACGCTTGCATTTGCTGTAGGTAATCCGCTAATGCCCTTACCATGTTATGACTCCAAAGGTCGCTATTTCACCTGTGCTATGTGTTACGTCCGCAGCAGGTGTTACCAGCACATGATCCACTTCACCTGCAGCAATGGAAATGGCTTCACGAATATGGCTAATTAAAATCGTGCCACCAGGAATGGCTTCACGTTCAAGCAGGTCTTTCAGTTCATCTTCAATAGCTGCTTTAACCGCAGCGGTGCTAGGTGATAAACCTGTGATATTAAAATTCATCGGCACTGCTACCGGCGCAACCACGGTAGCGTCAGATGTCACTGGCCGAACGGTATCAATGTAATCTTGCACAGTGGTTACATCTGCAGCGAGCGGAATGCCATCTGCGTAGGCCTCGTCCATCATGAACCGAACCGTGACGGTACCAAAACCTAACTCTTGCGCGTAAACCCATGCGCGCGTGACACCTGCCACTTCTTTTGCCCACGTTATATAGTCGAAATCAGCGCCACCGTGAGGCGGGTTTTGAATCCTGTCCAGTACGCGTGCGCGTAGAGAGTCATCAGATTCAATGTCCACGCCGCCGGTGAGTCCGTTGACGTCAATAGTCGCCTCACCCTCTGCACCGGCGATGGCGCTGATCATTTGCAGCTTGCTAAATGCTGCGCAATTTCCTGATACACCGGCCACATCTGCAGTGAGCGCAATCGTGACAGTGCCTGATGCAATGGTGCCATCTGCATCGGTTGTAAATGTTTCACCGTCGCTGCGCTGCATGGCCGTGCCAGCTGGTATAACCACACCATCATTACCTGTGAAAGCTGCTGAGCCAGCTGCGAACGTTGCAGCAAGACGTTGGTTTTTTAACCAAATCGATGCATGGCGAGCAAGTTCTTCGGCCTCTGCCTTGTCTGGAAGTATCTGCTTTGAAATATAATCAAGGTGGCCATGTAAGCCATGAGACACACCAGCAAGAACGCGCGCCAACACGCCCAAAACAGAACGGCGCAAACGTGAATCTGCACCTTGAATGCGTGAATCGATATCTGTTTGAGCGCGATCAATAAGTGTAAGCAATGATGGGCGAAGGAATGACATTATGCAGCCACCCGATAATCAAACACATCTTCAAACTGGCCGCCCGATTTAAGTGTTAACACAACCACTAAACCCAGCACTGTTGAACGAACACGCTCTGCGGTTACTTGAACGGCTGTCACTACACCATCAGTAATCAACCACTGCAGGGCTTCTTCTGCGTAACTTTGTGCGCGGCGTAATGTTTCGGCTATTTCTTTTTCGCGGCCCAGCAACCAAAGACGTGAACCCATTTGGTCGCCTTGAATATCTGGATAAGAATCCATCCAACAACCACGGCGCTCAGTACTGCCATCAGGAATAACGTCAGAAGGTTCTGCGCGGGCATCGGTGAACAAAGAAATAATAACGGCAGAACGCAAACCAGATTCGGTGCGCAAGTCAGAACCAGCAAGGCTGATATCAAAGTGGTACTCGGAATTGATATTGGTGATGTCTAGATCAATATCCATGTTACATGACCTGCTCCGGTAATTTGTTAGCGCTATTTACACGGCAATTATTACTCAAACGTGTGGCACTATTATGTGTGTTGATGAGCCTTACTATCGCTGGTTTGCAGGTTAGTATTATGTGTGTTGCTTAGTCGCTGAGAGAGGCGTAATTGCTTCCTGTGCTGGCATCACCACAGCTGGCAAGGTGGCCAGCACGACAGATTGGAATGCCATCGATGCGAGCAAAAGAACTGCCTTCGGCCATGACTGGGCCCGCGTGTTCACCTGGGCCATGCCCAGCTACATCATCACCTAGCAACACAATCAGGTCGCCATCGATGCGGCAAAAGTCCTGACCACCGCCAAGCTGCGTACCTCCTGCTGAATCTGAACTAACGCGCGCGATACCTGGCATATTAGCCCTTCACAATGTCGAAGTTAGGCGTGGTGATGGTCACACCTGTTGGTGTCATCACAATAGAAGATGCACCGGCGATCATGTGAATTTCTTTGCCACGCTTAAAATGAATTCGATGCTGACCAGCTGCTTTGTCTTCATCGGTATGCAAGCATACTTCGCCAGGCTCCAGCCCAAGTGGTCGGTAACGGCGATCAGCGGCAACTAAACAAACAAGGTGATCACGACCACCGCCAATATTTGCACCAATCGCCTCAAAGCCTTTGAGCGGATTAGAAGTAAAACCGTAAGATTCCCAAAGCTCAATGTCGCTGCGTGTTTCGCCTGACATCAATTCCAGCTGAACAGTTTGCATTAACACGGTCGGATCAACTAAACGACCCACAGCGCGTGTGAGCATCAATGTTAGCTTGCGGCGTATTGGTCGCAATGCACTTTCAATAATGCGCGTGATGGTGTTTAGCTCCATTTCACGGCTTCCTTTTTCGGCGGCAAGGGCAACAAATCAAAGGCCTCTGCTGGCATCACTTGTATTTCGGTTCGCTCACCTTCTTTGTCCAGCAAATATTGAACGCCGGTAATTAAAAGAAACTCATTATCAAGCCGCATCCACGGATCAATGATTGGCACTAATGTATTTGGTTCCCATAAACCGCCAGCATGACGCCAGCCGCGAACAGTGTAAGTTAAGCCGTGGCCTTTGCCATAAGCCGTGTTGCGTTTCCACTTTGCTCTGCGTTTACAGTCATCGATGTCCACTGCATTTTCAGCAAGAATGACTTGCTCGCGAACCTCGCGAACATCGGCATCTATTTCGCTCGCCTGCTGATCTGCTGCAGCGTCGGTATTGTTCCAGTCCGTACCTGGTCGCTGACCAATCACTGTGTATTTATGAAAACGATCACGAACTGAAAAACGACCACCCGCTGACATGATGTTGATGCCCAGCTGCAAGGGCGTGCTGATTCGCTTAGTGCCAGCACGAGTAATAACCAGCGTGCCATCCGCATCACTAATAAAGCGCACCGCACGTTGCCGTGCTAGTTTCTCAAGAAACTCATAAGCGGTTTGACCAGGTTCGATTGCCTGACTGGCGAATGATTTGCCCACGTTGGCATCATCACGAACGTTAATGCCGTATGGCCTCGCTAAGTCCATAGCAATTTGCCCCAGGCTGCGTTCTTTCCACTCGCGAGCTCGTTGGCCGCAATCAACCAAATCAGCCGCCTTTGAGCGCCCAGTAATTTTGATGGTGTGTGTTTTCGCGTCATAACTTGGCAAGATGTCATCGACGTGGCCAGCCAGCACCAGATCATCATTAATGAAAACCTTGCACTCATCGCCCGCGATGATTTGTGGTGGCGCATCTTTAGCAGATTCCCAGCGTTCAGTGATGCTTAGGCTAAACGTGCCGGTCGGTCTTTCAATACTACGCACCACACGAATTCGCAGCCAGCCTTCAAACTTGTTACCAGCGATCTCAAGCCTTAACTGGTTACTCACTCAGCACCTCAATCACTTCGCCGCCGGCAACAAAGCCAGGATGACGAATGTCATTCAAATGCACTATTTCTGTTTCTCGAGAAGCGTCGCCATGAATGCTGTGCGCGATCACCACTGATGGCAATGTGGCTTGTGGCTTATAATCAACCACCTTTGGTAAACGGCCAGCGCGCTCTGATAGATCTTCGACTACCGCCAAGCGCATATCTGAAAAGGCATTGAACATATCATCGTCAATTGGCTCGCCGGTTAAAATATCGGTTGATTCTTGATGCTCATCAACCTGATCAAGAAACTCGTCGCGAAGGGTTAACACCTGATTGCGTGTAATGGGCTGATCACCTTGCTGTGATGGTGATAATTCCAATTCGGATGTAGTGCGTGCAAATTGAATCAATGCCGTTGAGCGAATTAGGTTTGTTGTCAATTGCGAGTTACGAATTGATTGACGTGCGCGCGGGCTATTGTTGCCACTGTAATCACCGCCTGCTCCAAATAAACGGCGGTAAATTGACAGCGCCCTGAATGGCTCATTGATCAAGTTAGTAATATTGGTAATAGAACCTGCAATGGCTGTGCCCAGCTCAGCAGGTGAACGAACAATATCTGCCAATGGCCCAGTAACATTGCCGATCACATCTTCAACACCAGACAGCATGCCACCAACCTCGGATAAGTAGCTATCCACCGCATCCGATATATCGCTCAAACCAAAACCGTCTGTGAATGAATCAATCGCGGCTTGCTGTGCTGCATCGCTCGATGACACCGTGGCAACTTGTGTGTTCTTTCGGACAGCAGGAAATATCAATTCACCCGTTTCAACAAACTGCATTTGAATCGTGGCGTAACCACCGTGGCTGGTGCTTTCACGAATACTGAAATCAGTAACCGTGACATTCATTGTTCCGTAATAAGGGTGTATTAATTCACCGCCACCGATCTTTTCAATTTCATCAATCATCTTATCGCGCGCGGCAATGTAATCGCCACCAATAAAGAACGCTTCAAGTTTAAACTTACGCGCCTTGCGACCAAGATCTTCTGCAAACGGCTTGTCGCGCAATGGGTATTCATGCACTTGCACACGACGACCAAATGCCGCATCTGAATTCTTAACTAAAAACTCAGCACCTCGATAACTTGCTTTTGCTGTAAATCCATCACGCCAACTCATTTACAAACCCCACTCATAAGCATCAACATCAATATCTTCATCTGAATCAAGCGAACCAATGCTGACGCGATCATCTGTTACCTTAACCTCAAGCTTTGCCGTCGCGGCTTGCGCCTTGTCCAGACGATCAACTGCAGCCTGAGCATTATCGTTACCCAAAAACGCAAGCGAATGAGCTATTGCACTACCAATCGCGTCACCAACGCTAGTGCCTGAAATAAGATTGTCATTAATTAATGTGCCAACACCATAACCAGCCGCACCAGCCGCACCAACGAATCCAGCTGCTTTCGCAAAACCACCAGCCTTGGATAACAAGCCAGCCTTGCCTGCTTTGCCAGCCAAACCGCCGCCTAACGCGCCTGGGCCATTGACTACATAAACGGGTATTGGTTTTAAGCTCGACGCGGCACTGCCAAGTAATCCGCCCGCAGCCTTACCAGCAACACCTGAAACAAGTCCTGACATGCCGCGATACAAACCAAATAATTTTCTTCCAGCAAACATCGCAAGCATCAAACCAGCCGACCACTTAGCAACACCGAACGCCAGCTGCGATTGCTCTTTGCTCACCGAGCGAAGCCACGTACTCAAATCTTTAATTGGTTCGCTTAAATTGTTATTGGCAAATTCTTGCCATGATGTACTCAATGTTTTTAATGACGAATTAAATAATCTTGCTGCGCGCGCAGAATCAGCCATTGTTGTTGAACCGTCGCCCTGCACCTGCATGAATTTTTCTAATGATCCAACTCCACCTGTGCGTTGAAATTCAGCTGCGATAGAATTAAATGCCCGCATAGACTCACCATCAAACACAGCGGCGAGATTCGTTTGCTTGCCACTTGACGCCTTGATGATCTCGACCATTAATTCATTAATAGGCCGCAGCTGCTCTTTGCCTTTTTTAAGCTGCTCTGCATCAAATATGTTGATGCCGCCCATGTCTTTTAATAGTTTAATTTTCTTAGGATCAGCAAAGGTGCGCATCATTGCCTCAAAAGCTGTAGCGGCTTCTGCGCTTCCTGCTGTACCCATGCGGATAACCTGCAATGCCGCGCCCAATTCTTTCATGGCAACCACGCCAGAGCGACCGGCCGCGTTATAGGCCGCCACTACTTTAGGCCCAAGGGCTGCTAAATCTTTAAGTGTGAACGCACCTTGCTTGCCCTGCACGTTTAATATGTCGATTGTTTGTAGCACGGCATCTGAATTCTTGATGCCTTGTTTTTGGAATTCCGCTAATAACTCACCAACGCTCGCGCCCGTTGCGCCGGTGGCCTGCATTGCAATAGCAATATTTTTTAGATTGTCTTCTGCAAATTTAAGGTCACCAGTCTTCTCAACGATAGCCTCAAAAGCACCAATGATTTGACCAGGATCAACATTGATATCTGGCGCTGCTGCAGTGTCGAATATTCTCTGCTTGAGGCCTTCAATCTTTTCATCAGAAATATTGGCTTGAATGCCAAGGCGTGTATAGCGTTCTTCCAGATCACCAACCTGTTTTACAGCCAGCACGGTTGCGCCGCCAAGTAGTAGCCCGCTATAACGACCACCCAAACGATCAATACCTCGACCGGCAATGCTCGATGAGCGAGACAATAAACTGATGTGTTTCTGCCCACGTTGCGCCATGCGCTGCAGTGACTTTTCGTAAGCTTTCGCTTTTTGCGCAAGGTTGCCTTCTAAGTTGACAGTAACCGACTGCTTTAAATCGCGACCTGGCATTATGAATTAACCTCTTTGATAATACTCAACATACTAATTAGCGATCTAAACGTTTTACTGTGAAGCTCTGACTCTCGGTAATTACACCGCGCAACTAATGTGACGACGACGCGTTCAATCTGTATCGCCGTCGCCTGCTGGTCGCCCCCGCTCGGCTAACTCCTCTACGCGCTTCATGATTGTTTGAGAAAACTCAGCCGCTTTAATCTGCAGCAAAGCAAAATCAGATTCAGAAAGCTTCTCAAGAATCATTGGCTCAACCGGACCAGGTAACGAGCCAATTGATTTAATTTGTTTGCAAAGTGTATGCAAGCCCATTAACACAGGGCTTTGCACCAACACTGGGCCAGATGGTGACATGGCCACCTTCTCACTTTCTTGGCCGCACTCAATGATTTCGCCAGCCGTAAGCTCGCGAAGGACGACAAGCTTTTCTTGCTTGTCGCCCACCATTACACCGTCTTTTAATTCAAATTCTACGGTGGCCATTGTTACAACTCATCACACGCAACAGCTTCCATCTTCAATGAAGCTGAACCGTCTTTTGCTGTGAGCGTCGCTGGTTCCATTGTCCATGCATCACGCAACACAAACTGCGCACCCGAGTCACATTCAAAGAACACCGTTGCACCAGTGATATCTGAAAGCTCTTTAAGCGAAGTGTCTTTGTCATGAAACACTGTACATTCAAGTGACGGCACAACGTCTTCTTCGCTGTAACCATGAACTTCACCATTACCAACCTTGCTGTCGCGATTAACGCCACCAGGATTGAGTGTTGCCGCACCATCAGTTTTCAATGTTTTACCATCAACAACAATTTTGGCTTGGCCTGTAAGTTGTCTTGCACCCATGTTACTAACTCCTTATGTGAGGCCGCTTATTTGCGGAACTGTGTTTTTTGACCGTGGACGCGGTATTGACCAACCAGTTTCGGTGAGTCTTGAATGTTCAAGCGATTACGATCACCGCTACCGTTACCGTCACCAATTTCAGCAATGATGGAATCTTTGTAACCTTCGGCATCTTGAACCCAACCGTCTTGTTCCATAGTGAAGTACAAGGCGATTAATTCAGCGCGCGCAATCTTAGGCTGCATCATTGCCTGGCCAGCACCAAAGCGCGCATCGTCTTCTGCCAATTTATGACGAGGGAACTTTTGCGAGAACAGTTGACGCTGACGGAAGCGAATGCGCTCCAGTGTTTCTGGCACAAGTTCCCTCGTCATAA